GGCGCGTTGACCTATCATCACCAGCTTGGGTCGGGCCGGGATAAAAAGACCCGCCCCGATCACCGGGTTTATGATATCCTTGCGCGTGTTGCTATCGACCAGCGCAAAGTCTATTTCACGGCTGCCTGTCGTATCAACAAATTGTCGGAACGGCGCAGCCCTGAGTTTTTTGACAAGCCATATCTTGAGGAAACCAGCTGGGAAAAAGCCGTCGCAATCGTGATGGAGATGCGTAGAAATGGATTGGTCTAAATATCCCAACTTTGCCGAGTCTGAATTCAGATGCAGCGAGACTGGCGAATGCAAAATGCAGGTAGATTTCATGCGGCGCTTGCAGGCGCTGCGCGAAGAGTACGGCAAGCCAATGCCGGTCACCAGCGGCTATCGCAGCCCACAGCACAGCATAGAGGCCAGTAAATCGGCCCCCGGCGTCCATACACGCGGCATTGCGTGTGATGTGGCGGTATCGGGCCGGGAAGCCTATGAATTGCTGTCACTGGCCCCTAAGCACGGGTTTACCGGCATCGGCGTGGCACAGAAAGGGTCAGGGCGGTTCCTGCATCTGGATACCTTCAAAGGCGGTCCCCGGCCTAATGTCTGGTCGTACTGATGAAATGGCTGCTTTTGTTGGTGGTTGCCGTCGATGGTGAAATCACCGTCGAGGTGTTATCGCGTCACGATACGATGGCGCAATGCCACGTCGGTGGCACGCGAATCCACTGGGAAGAACGCTTGCCTGTGAATCAGGAAATGCTGTGCTTCCCCACTGATCAAGAGGTGAAATGATGATTGGTATTCTGGCAAAAATTCTTGGGTCGGGCGATGTCGTAAAACAAGGATTATCGCTGATCGATGAAATGGTTGTGACTTCTGAGGAGGAAATCGCAGCCAAGACGCAGCAGCGGGTTCAGCTGATGCAAAGCTATGCACCGTTTAAGATCGCGCAACGCTTTCTTGCAATCATGTTTGGCGGCACGTTTCTTGCCAGCTATGTGCTGGTGCTATCGATGACAATCGGTGGATATGGTGACCCTGATGCCGTCACAAAAGTGATGGATCAATTCAGCATAAATTACGCGATGTTGCTGATACTGGGATTTTATTTTGCTGGCGGCGTTGTCGATAGCGTCAAAGCACCAAAGAAATAAAAAAAGACCCGGTGGTCCCCCCGGACCACCGAGCCTGACTTTTCAGGCACAATCGAAATAGCCTGATGACCAAACCTATGAAAAAAGGCCCGACGGTGTCAAGCCGCCGGGCCAGTTTCTCAGGGAGGAAACGATGAAGCAATCGCCAACGTCACAACAATTTTATGTGACGTGGGCTGACTCGTCTAGCCCTTTCCTTTTCGATTATCTTTCGCACATGAACCGCGACGGTGAAATTGCTGATGCCAAGCACCTTGCCGATGATGCGTAGGGTCGGCGTATAGCCGTTTTCCTGCTGGAAGGCCGCGATTTCGTCATAGACGCGCTGTTGCTGTGGTGACAGGTCTTTCATGTATCGATCTCCTTGATGGTCAGAGTTTTGCGGCGCACTGTTCGCGCCTCTTTGGCTGGCACTATTCTTTCGGGCTGCGCTTTGTATTTGATCATCGGCCATTTCAACATGACGCGCTGATTGCCTACCATCCCGATGGCAGTCTCGTGCTTGCCCATCTTTTCCATCAGCGTGATCTGCGCGTCTTCGACATCCTGATCCGCGTCAGCTTGTCTGCGCTTGGCCAGCAGCAGCTGTTCAAGGGCAATCATTGCATCCGCGTCGTCGGGGTCTAACTCCAGCGGCGGCAGCTTGCCGTCTGTGGTGCTATGCACCAGCACAGCATCGCCTGCCGTCGTCCAAGGATAAAAATCACGCTCTTTCCTGCGCCTTTCAAAATCAAGGATCGCATCGCGGATTTGCATCTGCATCACCGGATCGCGGCGGTATAGGAATATCCGCAATTCGGTGCCTTGATACAGGACGCAGACTGCCAGCCACTTGGCCTGCGGCACGCACATTAGCTGCCCCTGGCCCTGCAACGGCCCTCTAAAGCGTGCTGGCGTGGTTTCGGGGAATGCGCTGGTGTTCTTCATCTCCAGCAGTCCCGGCCCCGTCAGATCGATGCTTTCGGCGTTTATGACGTATATGCCACGCCCCGTGTCAGTCTCGAAGGTGCTATGCCCGACGCCCATCCCGTCTAAAGACGCCGCGAAGGGCAGCGTCTCATGCGGGAAGGCGTGGTCGAATTCCAGTTGCAGATCGCTCAACCCAAGCCGCTTTGCAGCTTCAGTGCCGATTGCGCCCTCGAATTCGTTGCCCCAAAACGCCGCCTCACCGGGGTTGAAGTCTTCGATGGGCACGTTGGCGTCACGCTTGATGAATTCATCCAACAGCGCGTTTTGCGTCATGTAGGGTGACGCATTGAGCAACACCGGGGTCAAGGACGCCGAGAGTTGCGAATTGTCAGTCAGCTTGCCGACCATTGATGTCTCCCATTGGTGGTGTGTGGTTAGGCCCATAAAATTCTTCGGGCATACGGTTGCCTTTGCTCATGTTTTCATCAGCGGTGATGGCCTGAAGGTTCCAAGGAACGTGCAGCCCACAAACAGTTTCCCCCCGCAATGGGTAGTAGTGATCGACCTGCAAGCCCTGTTGTTTTGCCTCAATGTAAATCTGAAGCACACGCTCCCTATGCGTCTGCCAATTAAGGGAGGCGTTGCGAACACGCTTTTTTCTGGCCGTCTTCCCGAGAAGTAACTTTTCCCAGTTATTGTCGCGGTATTTTTTTGCGCGAATTTTTATTCGCTGCTTTACCTCCGGGATAGAGCTTTGATGTTTTTGATAAGCTATGAGCTTGTCTCTGTTTTTCGCATAGTAGTTTTTCCAGTAAACGTGCTTTCTTTTGTGATAGCTACGCTTGCTGACATCATTCATGTATGCGCGTCGAGCTTTGTTTTTTTTCTGGCCCTCTTCGCTGTAGTAGTGTTCCCTTTGTTTTTCCCTGCCGCACTCAACGCACACTCCAGTTGAAGTGTATCTCTGCTGTATATGACCGCGCTTGCAATGCTCCCCGGTATAGTAATGAGTTAGCCCCTGCGCTTTGGCCTGAGCCCTAGTAATGATCAGCATCACAAAGCCCCCCCAAATTTGGCGATCAGCGCCCACACGTTGTATTCAGTCGTCACCGCGTTGGTGCCGAAAACGATCAGCAGCGTTGTCAAAAACAACATGCCGATAAAGTCGATGATTATGGTTCGCATCTTAACCTCCTATGATGCTGTGACCGCGACCGGCAAGACACTTGTTGAGGCGCTTGCCGGAAAGGTCGATTGCGATGATGCCAAGCGATTGCTTGACCAGCTGACGGCATTCGTTGACATCGCGCTGGTAAAGCTGCGCGGCATCGCCGGATGCGCGAAGATCAGCGACCGGCGTGTAACTACACGCCGATGCTGACAAGGTGATGATGACCAGCAGGCTACGCATTGGTCCGCGCCTTTCTCTGGTTGGCAAGCCACTTTTCTGTGGCGGCTGGCGCGACGTTTTCGGTTTCGGTCGGATACTGATCCATCTCGACCACGATCTGCCACAGCTGCCGGAAATGCGGATTCAGCGCCGCGATATGTTCAGCTTCAGGATGCTGACCCATTCCGCTTGTGAATTTATCCAGCGTCAGGCTGAACCGCTTCAGAGCGCGATAAACGTCGTTTGCGGTAACGTCTTCATGCTTTGGCACGAAATGACCGTTTTGGTGTTTCAATATTTTCATCGTTTTGTCTCCCGTGGTTGGGGCGGGGCCGTTAGGCCCCGTCTCCCGGATTGACGTATTCAAGAACCTTCGGAATCGCGCCACCTGCGCGAACCTTGCGGATCGCAGCCGACATCGCGCCGTGCATGTTGACCCACGAGCCTGCCAGACTACGAGCGTGTTCGTAATCGTCGGCAAGCAGCTCCTCGAAGCCGCGCTCGCCAGTCTTGCGAAAATCCGCAAGCTCGACATGCACGACAAAAGGAACATCGGCAGACGCACGAAAAGCGTTTGCCTCTGCGGAAAAAAAGCGGGAAATCGAAGCCATTGAAACCTCCTCTGGCTGTGGGCCGGACCATCCGCGCCCTTCGATATCGACAGTTTTGTTATATTGAATATAAAGCTACCAGTGTGGTATGCAACAGGAAATTGCACAAAAGAGCGAAAAAAATGGCACCGTCTAAACAGGTACATTTCAGACTGAGGCAAAGCACCATCGACATGCTTCGGGCCATCCTTGCGGATTCCAGTCATCGGTCAATGGCATCGCTTGCCGATGAAATCCTTGGCCGCGAGTTGACGCGGATGCTGCGCGAAAGGGAAACCAATGGCCAATCCTAGGGTCAAAGGACGCAGCGGGGAATACGAGGTGCAACGCATCCTTGATGCCGAATTAGGGCTGACCTTCAAGCGCGATATCGAGCAATTCAGGCAGGCTGATCGCGGTGACCTGCTTTGCGTCGATATGGACTTTCCGGCGGTGATTGAGGTGAAACGTTACGCAAAAGGTGGTGAGACGCCGCGTGGTGCTTGGTGGGATCAGGTTTGCAAAGCCGCCAGAAGCGCCGACAAGTGGCCTTTGCTTGTGTGGCGCTATGACAGGGCAGACTGGCGCTGGCGCATGCCTGCTGCCGTCCTGACGGCCCTTGGCAGGCCGGTCAACTATATCGGCGCACGCGACGATGCACAGCTTGATTGGAATTACGCTGTCGAAATGGACACCCATACCGCGATGACCATTATCAGAGAGGTGTTGGCTGATGCCGCGATACGAAACGGCCGCTGATCTGCAAAACGAGCGCGTCGTGGCTGATGCGCTGGCCGCGCACGGCTATGAGGTCATCAAGCTGCCGATCCAGTACCGGCTGGACTGGCTGCTGCGCCGCAATGGTCAGCCCATCGGATTCGCAGAGGTCAAGGCACGCACGTGCAATCTCGACACCTACCCGACCGTCATGATCAGCTTGTCTAAGGTGATACATGCACAAATGCTGACGCAGGCCACCGGCTTGCCGTGTTATCTAATTCTCTTTTACCGTGACTGCATCGCACGCCTAAACTTCAGCGATGATTTCGCGGTAAATCCCGGAGGCAGGGCAGACAGAGGCGATCCACAGGATCAGGATGTCTGCGCCTACTATCCGGTCACCCGGCTGACGAAAATCAGCCAATCGTAAACGTCGAAAACGAGGAAAAATCGATGGAAGCATATGTTGGAACCGGCGGCGGCGCAGACCGCA